CGTAGCACTGCTGCATTTTTGCGACGGTGGCATGTTGATACTGTAGTTACTATTAAACAAAAATATTGCTCGGAACAAACGGTGTCTATGGATATATGGAACCGTGAGTGTGATTCTTCAAAGCTTATGATAAATGAGTTTGGAGAGACCTCTATTCCGAGTGATGTTTGGGAATTTCATGTTGTAAGAGAGTCTGGAGGATCACTTGAAACTTTAGAAATCTTGGATTATAGTCAGATTTGTCAACGTTTAATTGCTAATAAAGTGCGTAAGGAAAGAGAGTACTACTCAAATCAACGCACTATGCAGGATGAAAATGATGTATCAATGATGCAACTTTATGGATGTTATGATTTATCTATGGAGGCTGTGTCTCAAGGTTTTTCTTTTGCATCATCTAGTTCTTGTGGAAGTACAGAGAATGATGAAAGTGAAAAGGGTCTTTTGTTTAAGGATTATCATGTAAATGATTTTCCACCTTATAAGAAGGCGCGAATATTGAGACTTGTTGGGAGATGTCGAAGGGATTATCCTGAATGGGAACCTACTTTGGATTACGCTGTTGATACATTTGAAAGGTATTTTGGATGTGAGGCGTTTACAGCTTATGTAGAGCAAGATATTTCTTGTGAAGCTCTTCTTAGAGAATTTCATTTCAGTGGAGATTTTCGCGATATTATAGAGAGCATGCCTGGAGTGCGTTTGAAAAGAAGCATGGCTCAATCGTGTAAAGACATGATTAAACAGCTTGCTGTTAATGCAGAAATTCTGTGCGAAGAAGCTCGAGAGTATATAGAAACCTCGTCTTCTTTAGCCACCTGGAGTTCTGTGATTTTGTCGTTGCTAGCTGTTGCAGTAGCTTATAAAGTTTATACTTCATGTCAATCGAAGAAGAGTGAAGCTGCTATTCATTCAGATGATGCTGTGGATCAATCTATGAATTTTAATGAAAGATTGGCAAAAGTTTCATCCCCTAAGACAAAGATTCAAACTATTTCCTCGGAAAGAGTTGTAGTTAAATCTCAGTCTATGGGAATGTCTGATAGAATGGCAGTCAAGAATCGTCCTAAAGTTAATGTTGTAGCTCAGATGGGTAGTAATTTAGATCCAAATGGCTATAATAAATGCTTGCATGATTTTAATAGAAGTTCTTATATATTGTCAGTACTTAATTCAGAAGGTGAAGTTATGATGCGTATGGGAAACATGTGGTTTATACGTGGTTCCCAAGCTTTATTGCCTTTTCATTTTGTAAGAAATTTACTTGCGGAATGTGAAGCTAATTCACATATAAAGTCCTTGCCTCTTAGAGTTAGTAAGTCGACTAATGCTCGATCTTTTGAATTTGTTCTGAGTGTTGAAGAATTTTTGTTGTCCTTTGTGCCTTTTGAAGAGTTGAATGAAAAGAATGATATAGCTCTTGTTGATTTTGGTCGAAGGTGTGCTAAGCATAGAGACG